ACCACGGCCGACGTCGACTCATCGGTCGCGTCCGCCGGAATGATCCATGCCTCAACTGAAAAAATCCTGGCAGAAATACCCAATGTCCAACAACAACTTCACCTCCTCTACAACCAGACGGACAATGAGCGGGCCCGTCTCGCGCTGGTCAATGCACAGGTCAATCTCACTGAGGAAACAACCAAACTAACTGAGGGAAAAGGATCCCTCATACCCGCAACAAAGGCGCTTACACAGGCACAGGCCGCAGTAGCAATGGCACAGGTTCCCGGTGCCGAAAATGAAGCCGCGGCGCAAACGAAATACAAAAACTACTTCCAGAACGTATCGCCGTTTCTCGGCGATACACAGAAAGCGATCGGCTCGGCCGCAAGCGCTGCTCGTCTACTTGGCTTCTAGGAGCAACATCATGCGTAAGATATTCGTAAGGAACGCGTTCAACTATGACATGGACAAGGCGTCACGTGATTCGGGTCTATCGTGTAGTGACCCCTCGCGTACTCAGCAGCAGTTTAAGGACGAGTGCGATATCAATACGATCGTCCGTAATTTTGGCGTCACAGGTCTCTTGCCACAGCGCACGGATCCGCCCTTGCAGGGCGACTTCACTAACGTCATTGACTATCAGTCTGCGATGAACCTCATCATCGATGCCCAGGCTGCATTCGGAGACATTCCCAGTGATATCCGCAAACGCTTTCATAACGACCCTGCGGAGTATCTCGACTTCATCAGTGATCCCAATAACGAGGCCGAGGCCCGAAAGATGGGCCTGCTACGCGTTGACGAGCCACCACCGCCGCCAGTCAGGGTCCAGATGGTACTGGACCCGTCTCTTGAGCCGGAGCCGCCCAAAGGCGCTCCAAAAGGCTCGAAAAATCCCGAGTAGGTGAGCGTGCGTTTCGCACGCGAATCTGCTCGGAAAAATAACGCTTGACAATCAAAAAAAGCTTGCATCCGGGGTTACTGTTACTTGATAATGTAACCCCGGGTGACACCTCACCCTTTCTACCCCTCCCGAGGGGCTTTTTTAAAGGAGTTTCCAGATGAAACCTCTCAAACGCATGGGCCTCAACAAGCACCGCTCGGCCAGCAAATTCCGCCGCAACTCGTCTCGCACGAAGGCCGCCAACATGGCGGGCGGCCTGATGCGCGGCGGCTGGCGTCTGTAATGCCCTGCTTCCATCCCCGTACGGCCTACCTGACGGAGGCCGGGGATGTCGTCTTTGTCGAACGCGGCAAAATACTTCAGTCAATTCTCATACCATGCCGGCAATGTGCCGGCTGTCGCGATGATCGCGCCCGTGAATGGGCGCTTCGCTGCACTCATGAGGCAAAGCTCTATACGGAAAACTCATTCGTAACACTCACTTACTCAGATCAAAACTTGCCCCGTCAAGGGCAACTCGTAAAGGAACACTTTCAACTTTTCATGAAGCGTCTACGCAAACGCTTCGAACCTCGTACTATTCGTTTCTATGCATGTGGTGAATATGGAACTCAAACTTTCAGACCACACTTTCATGCAATTCTGTTTAACTTGGACTTCGCCGATAAATATATCTGGCGTAATAATCGTGGGCACACTCTCTACCGGTCATCAACGCTTGAATCTATATGGACCTATGGTCAATGTGAAATCGGTAACGTAACCTTCGCATCAGCCAAATATGTAGCGTCATATATAAAGCAAAAAATAACTGGCGATTTAGCGAAGGAATACTACAAGCGTGTTGATCCTTATACCGGTGAAATCTATCACTTGGTGCCCCCATTTAACTTGATGTCTCTTAAGCCAGGTATCGGCTCTCAATGGTTCTATCAATATCAGTCAGATGTTTTCCCACACGACTATGTCGTACATGACGGCGTGAAACACAAACCGCCGTCCTACTATATGAAGCTGCTCAAGCGTCAGGACGAACTTGCGGCCGACGATGTAAAGCAGTCTCGTATCGTTCGCGGTGACAAAGTGAAAACTGATAACACCGACGAACGTCTCGTTGTAAAAGAGCGCGTCCACAATGGACGCAATAAATTCTTCAAAACCCGTAAAGGAGATCTGTAATGCCTGTTCTTAAAATCTGTACTGTTCGCGATCGCGCTGTTGACGCTTTCGGTCAACCTATCTTCGTCAATGCACTTGGCGCGGCTATCCGTTCGTTCTCGGATGAAATCAACCGTACAGGCTCAACCTTCAATCAGCATCCGGAGGATTATGACTTATATGAAATTGGTGAATACAACGACCAGACCGCTCAGATCTTCCCGCTTAACCTCCCGCGTCAGATTGCTATAGGCAAGGACTGCGTACGTAAAGAGGCCTGAATATGTTCCGCAACCAGTCTGTTAATGTCCATCAGTTCGCGATGATTCCGCGCGCGGATATACCGCGTTCGAGCTTTCGCATCCAGAAAACGCATAAAACAACGTTTGATTCTGGTTATCTTATTCCCGTCTACGTGGATGAAATTCTTCCCGGCGACACGTTTAACTTGTCTATGACGGCGTTTAGCCGTCTTGCTACACCGCTGTTCCCGATAATGGACAATATGTACATGGAGAGCTTCTTCTTCTTTGTACCTAATCGTCTCGTGTGGACTAACTGGCAGCGTTTCATGGGAGAGCGCGATGACCCTGATTCCTCCACGGATTTTATTATTCCGGAGACTACCTCCCCTGTCGGCGGATACGCCGTTAATTCTCTGCAAGATTACTTTGGCCTCCCGACCGTGGGGCAGGTTAGTACTGAGGGTGCGATTACGCATTCAGCGCTATTTTCTCGTGCTTACAATCTGATCTGGAACGAGTGGTTTCGTGATGAAAACCTTCAGGATTCTGTCCCACTGGACAAGGATGACGGCCCTGACGATCCCGCTGATTATGTGCTCCTGCGTCGCGGGAAGAGACATGACTACTTCACCTCCTCCCTACCCTGGCCTCAAAAAGGCGGATCAGTGCCCCTGCCGCTTGGCACCACTGCACCGGTCTACTCCGACGGCACCGGCATCACGATATCGCCAGTAGGCGTTCCGTCTGACTTTCGGGCGATGTATGCGACCAATACCGGCGAGGTCGGCTATAGCGGCCCGTTGATCGCGAGTGATAACCAGTTCTCGTTCTCCAATGCGGGGCTGTTCGCTGACCTGTCAAAAGCGACGGCGGCGACCGTCAATCAGCTTCGTCAGTCCTTCCAGATTCAGAAACTTCTCGAAAGGGACGCCCGTGGTGGTACACGTTATACAGAGCTTGTTCGCTCACACTTCGGAGTGGTTAGCCCCGATGCTCGTCTTCAGCGTCCGGAGTATCTTGGTGGTGGCTCTAGTCCTGTGGCGATTAACCCTATTGCGCAGACTTCTGCGACGATCGACACGGGCACGGCGGCCACTACGCCGCAAGGCAACCTTGCAGCGATGGGAACCAACATTCATCAAGGCCACGGATTCAACCAGTCGTTCACCGAGCACGGAATGATCATCGGTATGGTCTCGGTTCGCGCCGACCTCACGTATCAGCAAGGACTCCGTAAGATGTGGTCGCGCTCGACGCGCTATGATTACTACTTCCCGGTCTTTGCGATGCTTGGCGAGCAGACGGTCTTGGGTAAGGAGATCTACTGCGATGGCACAAACGAAGATGAGAGCGTTTGGGGATATCAGGAACGGTGGGCAGAGTACCGTTTTAATCCCTCGCAGATAACCGGGCTTTTTCGTTCAACCGCTGCCGGTACCATCGACCCTTGGCACCTGTCGCAGCACTTTACGTCACGCCCGACTCTCAATTCTCAGTTCATCGAGGACAGACCCCCTGTGGACCGGATCGTGGCAGTAGGAGACGCCGCTAATGGCCAGCAGTTCATCTTCGACAGCTTCTTCGATATCAAGGCCGCAAGGCCACTCCCGCTTTACTCTGTTCCCGGCCTCATCGATCATTTCTGAGGCGCAATCATGGGTCTTTTCTCTGGAATTATTGGCTCACTTGTTGGTGGCGTTGCTTCGGCATTCGGCGCTAAAACCACCAATGATACTAATGTGGAACTTTCAAAGGACAACAACGCGTTCAACGCGCAGCAAGCCGATATAGCGCGTTCATTCAATTCTGCGGAGGCCCAGAAGGGCCGTGACTTTTCGCAGGATATCTTCAATCAGGAATCTGCATTCAATGCCTCGGAGGCACAGAAGGGCCGTGACTTTTCTCAATCCTCACTCAATCAGGAACAGGACTTCAATTCCAATGAGGCACAAAAAAACAGGGACTATCAAACGTATATGTCTAACACTCAGTATCAGCGTGCGATTGGCGATATGGAGGCTGCTGGACTCAATCCTATGCTGGCGTATTCGCAGGGCGGCGCAGGCAATGTGTCGGGATCAAGCGCGTCTTCGGGCGGTGCATCTGGCCCGTCTGCTTCGGTCGGTGGAGCTTCATCGCCTACAGCATCTGGCCCGTCTGCATCAGGTCAAAGAGCACAGGTCGAAAATATGATCGGTCCGGCGATTAATACTGGCATGCGCGCGCTGGAGCTGGGCCAGCAGGTGGACAACATGAAACAGCAAAATGACCTGCTTAAGGCTCAAACACTCAAGACCACGGCCGACGTCGACTCATCGGTCGCGTCCGCCGGAATGATCCATGCCTCAACTGAAAAAATCCTGG